TGCCGGTGACGGAAGCGTGCAACCCAAAGGCAGTGGTGGATGCGATGGCGCCGCTGAAGCCGTGGCAACTCGTCGATGCGAGGGTCAACGCCGAGAAGTTTTTCCAGGTTTACCGCAAGTGCGATCGGCCCACGGTGCTGGATGCGCCGAAGCCGGAGAAAATCTGCGCCGTCATCAAGCTCGGAGCCCATGGCGATGCATTGTGGGCAAGTTCGGTTTTCCCGCACCTGAAGGAGCAGGGCTACCACGTGGTCTTGTATACCCAGGACACCGGGGCCGAGGTGTTGCGGCATGACCCGCATATCGATCAGATGATCCGGTTCGAGTCCAGGGTGCCCCTTGAACAGCTCGGCGAACTGTTCCGCTGGATGGAGGTGAAGTACGCTGACTGTCGGGTTCTGGTCGAATGCGTGGAAGGCACGCTGTTGCCGAATCCGCAGAAGATTCAGTACCACTTCCCGACCGAAGTCCGGCATGCGCTGATGGATTACAACTATCTGGAGATCCATCACCGCGTCGCCAAGGTGCCGCTGGAGCCGCGCCAGAAGTTCTACCCCAGCGCGGAAGAAGTGAAATGGGCGAACGAGTTCCGCGCCACGCTGGAGCCCTTCGTGGTCGTCGTTGTGCCAAACGGTTCCTCGGTCTCGAAAATGTGGCCCTACACGAGTCAGCTCGTGAATCGGTTGCTGGCTGAACGCCCCGATGTCAGCGTCGTCATGTTGGGTGACGAGCGCGGCCAGAGCCTTGAGGAGCATCCGAGGCTGACCAAGATCGGCATGGGCTGGGATATTCGCAAGGCCATGACCTTTGCGCAACTCGCCAATGTCGTCGTCGGACAGGAAACTGGATTGCTGAACAGCGTGGCGTTCGAGAAAGAGGTCCGCAAAGTCGTGCTGTTGTCGCACTCGACGCGCAACAACCTCACTCGGGACTGGCCGAATACGGCTGCCTTGCATGGACAGGCGCCCTGTTACCCGTGCCATCGGCTCCACTACGATTGGACGTATTGCAAGAAGAACGAGATCACCCAAGCCGCAGAGTGTCAGAGTCTGATCACGGTGGATGCGGTGATGGAACAGATTCAGCCGGCGATTCGAGCAGACGCTCTCGCCGCATAATTTTTCGCAGGCCGCGCGATACAGGTCAACAAGTGAGCCGCTGAAGTAGCGGCTTTTTATTGGGCTACTCAGGAGAACATCATGTCACTAAGCCCAGACAAAATCGCGTTTCCCATCGATATGCTTAATGGGAACGGGACAGCGACGGGTACCCAGAGCGGGCCTGTTCAGGGATTTCCGCCGGGCAAGAAGGCCGTGCAGATTTCCGTTGTCACCTCAGCAACGCTGACTGCGAAGATCCAGAATTCGATCGACAAGACGAACTGGTTCGACGTGGTCGCAAGCACCAACACCAGTATCCTGGCGGAAGTCGAATCCGTTGTCCCGTTCTGGCGTGCGAACATCACCGTTCACACCACGAGCGGCACAGGGGCCGCAGCACCGATCGTCATTCAGATGGCGCAGTTACTCAACTAGGGAGGGGACCATGGCAACAGTCAAAACGGTTTCCGCCCAAGAGCAGAACATCAACACGCTCGCTGGCGTCCAGATCGATACAGCTCTGATCGGTTCGGCCGGTGTTGTCTACACGATGGGGAGAAATCCTCCCGTGGTCGTCATCGCCGGCACCCAGACTTCATCTCTGGCGCCGGTGATCCTTGATCTTTACAACGCGAGGATCGGCGACGTGTTCACGATCAAGAAGTACACGACATCGGTTCTTGGAACCGGAGCATCGCAAATCAACATCGTCAGCGGCTCAGCTGCTGGCGTAGTGATTGGTGCAATTCAAGTCGGAACGGCGTCTCCGAACACGGTCATCGCAGCATTCGATGGCGTCGCCTGGCGTTAATCGTTAGCCCGCGACAAGGGCAATAATTCCGCATCCAATGCGATAAATGGAGACACCTGCATGAGCGCAACACCGAAGGACCTGAACTACTACCTGTCGCACACCGACGAAATGCCGACTGATCCGAAGGAGATCGAGGCGCTTGCCAATGCACATATGGCGGCCGCCTTGGAATCCGGCTCGGACCAACTCACGGTTGATCGCTTCGTGGACAAGGACGAGAGCGCGGAGTCGTCACCCGCGGCGAAAGGTGAGGAAGCAAAGCCCAAGGAAGAACCGAAAGCCGAGGAACCGAAAGCGGAACCCAAGGCTGAGGAGAAACCGGAAGGCATTCTCGCGAAAGATGGCAAGAACGTCATCCCGTACTCGCAATTGGAATCTGCCAGACAGGGCAAGGCCGCTGCAGAACAACGTGCCGGCGAACTCCAGGCAGAAATCGATCGACTGAAAGCTGGGCAGGCCAAACCGGCCGGCGAAGCTGATGTCTCGGTGCTCACGGAAGATGAACTGAATGCGCTTGAAGCCGACTCGCCAACGCTGGCGAGATTGCTCAGAGCCCAGCAGAACACCATCCAGAAGCTCACGGGCACCGTGCAGTCCCTGGCAGAACATCAGCAAGGGAGGGCAGCCGAGGAGGTCGCTGAAATCAAGAGCGAGATCCAGACGGCGATTGACGCGAATCCCACGTTGGCCAGTTGGCAAACGGCGGAAGATCAGGCGATGTGGAACAAAGCATCGGCGTTCGACCAGGTATTGCGAGGACTTCCAGAGTACAAGGACGTTGCCTTCGAGGACCGCTTCAAGAAGGTCGTGGAACTCACTCACGCTGCCCTCGGGCAGGAAGTCGAGCAACCGCGCGCAGAAGCACCAAATCTCACGCAGGAGCAGATCAAGGCAGTGGCAGCGGCAAAGCTGAAGGCCAAACCTTCTCTGCCGCGGTCGCTATCCGACATTCCGGGCGGTGCGCCGCCAGTGGCTGACGAGCGAGAACGTGTGGACCAAATGTCCTCCGTCGAACTCGGCGGCAAGTTCCTCAGCATGACAAGGGAACAACTGGATTCGTACCTGAGTAATTTGTAGTCCGGAAGTTGATTCACCGCATCCCCAGACCCGCAAGAAGCGGGTTTTTCATTTCTGGGGCTCAGTAAAGGAGAGCCGTAATGGCTACCAATATCCCATACGGGTCAGCACTGGCCCGGAAGGTGTACGGAGCCGCGCTGTTCGCTGCCGTCCAGATCGAGCCGGGTTTCATGAACCTGCTCACGGGACCGGCGCCGAAACAGGCGGAAGCCGAGGCGAAGTTGAAGGGCCAGACCTCAGCGGAATACCCGATCGTGCGTGTGACCGACCTTTCCAAAGGTGCTGGCGCGTCCGTGTCGGTGGACTTGTTCAACAACCTGACCGGCAAGCCCGTCATGGGCGACAAGCGTATCGCCGGCAAGTTGATGAGCCTGACCTACAGCTCGATGGACGTGCAGATCAACCAGTATCGCGGTGGCGCGGATGCGGGCGGCAAGATGACCCAGCAGCGTACCGTGTGGAACTTGCGCGGCATCGCGATGGCGGGGCTCACGAACTGGTCCGGCCGTCTCGAGGATCAACTCTGCCTGGTCGCAATGGCGGGGGCTCGTGGGACCCAGAACACGTCCGACTGGGTTGTACCGTTGGCAGCGGATGCGGATTTCGCCACCATCATGGTGAACTCCGTGCTGGCGCCGACCAAGAACAGGCAGTTCTACGCCAATGACGCCACCACCCCGGCGACGCTGGACACAACGGACATCCTGACGCTGACCGACTTCGACCGGATTGCCTCTATCCTAAAGGACAGCCAGATCCCGTTGCAGTCGATCAAGATCAAGGGCGATGTGTATGCCTGGAACGACCCCTTGTGGTGTGCCTTCGTCACCAACCGCCAATGGCTCTACCTGCAGACGCGCACCGGTGAAAAGTCGTGGCGCTCGTTCCTGCAAAACGCCTACGAGCGTCGGTCCGCCGGCATGCGTCACCCGCTGTTCTACGGCGACGTGGGCATGTGGGCCGGCATCCTGATCCGCCCGCTTAACCGTCTTGCCATCCGCTTCGCGGCCGGCGAGTCGGTGGCCATCGACACGGGTGGCGCCAACGGCAAAACGTTCACGGCGGGCACGTCAACCGCTGCGGTTGCGCTTGACCGCTGTCTGATCGTCGGCGCCCAGGCGCTGCTCAAGTGCTACGGACAGCACCAATCGTCCGAGTACTACTACTCGTGGCACGAGGAACTGGTCGACCACCAGAACGCGGTGGAGACCTCCGTGGCCATGATGGGCGGCGTCGCGAAGACGCGCTTTCAGGTCTATGACGGCGTCGCGAACGTTGACGTCGATTACGGCGTAGCGGTACTGGATAGCTACGCTCCCGATCCGACAACCGCAGCCGGCAAGGCGCTGCTCGTCTAACGCCAACCCAAGGAGATAAATCATGGCTGCCTATACCGCAGATAACTTTCTGCAACTGCCCCACAACGGGGTGTACGGCAACAAGTCAACGCAATACGGGGTCTACACGCTCGGGACCGGGAACGCCCAGCTCGACACAATCGATCTGGTCAAGATCCCCGGCGGTGGTCGCATCACGAACGGGTTCATCGCTGTGGCTACGGCGGTGTCAACCGCCACCGTTGCCATCGGCGTCCGATACGCAGATGGCACGTCCACCGGCGGGACGACTGGCACGGCTGTTCTCGCAGCAACGCTCGTTTTGACCACGGCTTTGACCCAGCAGGCTCTCAACAACTTCGTTCCGTTCATCAATGATGTGGACACCATCGTCTATGCCACGCTGATCTCGCCCGGGTTTGTCTCTGGCGCGGGCATTGCGCTGGTCGGCGTTGTGGATTACATCGCCGAAGGGACAAAGTAACAAAGGGCACTACCGGCACCACCCCGGACTCGAAAGGGTCCGGGTTTTTTCAGGAGCGACTGATGCGAAAAATCGTTTACATCGGAACGAAAGAGCAGAAGGGCGACAACGTCGCGCAGACCGGTCTGGTTTGGACTCGTGGTCAGATCCACGAGGTGCTCGACGACAAGAAGGCCGATAAACTGCTGGAACATCCCCACGTCTGGGCCGATGCAGAATCGAAGTACGAGATGGTTCCCGAAATGGCGCTGGTCCCGAAAGAGGCGCCCGCGCCCAAGGTCAGCCTGATTGTCGAAGGTCAGCCACTGCTTGACTACACGCTGAGCGTGGATGCCGACGTGGTCACGCAGTTGAATGCCGGGACGCTCATCGCTGTGTTCATGTCACCCGTTGATGCCGATGATTTCGATGCTTGGAAGAAGCTCGAAGCCTTCACGGCACCGAAGAAAACAGGCCCGAGGCCGCAGGACAAAGAGACCAAGGCTGGTCTCGATCACGGTAAGAAAGCGGCGTAATGAGCACGCTCCAGGATGTCGTCAGCCTCGCGCGGATCGACCTCAACGACGCGACGACGAACCCGTCAAGCGGGGACGCGGTCACGCCGCGCTATCCTGACGCAGACCTGCTGAAGTTCGCCAACAACGGCATCGCAAAGGCCCTGGTCATGCGCCAGGACCTGAACTTTGGCAACTACGCGAATGCGTATACCGACCTGACCTTGACCGACGCCTTCCCGCTGCCGATCGAATACCGGCCGGCGATCTCGGCTTACGTCGTGGCGTGCAACCAGAGCGGGGACGATGAGTTCGTGCTGCAACAGCGCGCGGAAAAGTCGATGCAGGACTTCATGCGTAACCTTGGGATGGGATGATGCAGAAATACCAGGACGTCATCATCGCCGCCGGGCTGCCGGTTTCTGGTGCTTCGGTGCTGGTGCGGCCGACCGGGGTAACGACATCGACCTCAGTCATCTACTCAGATTCAGGGACCACGACCAAGACCAATCCAACGACCACGGATGGCAATGGCCGGTTCACGTTCTACGGGGCCAACGGCCGCTATGACCTGGTCTACAGCGGCGGGACTCCCACCATCACGCCCGGAACGATGTCGGATGTCATGCTCGAAGATGTCCCGCTGTCGAACTTGTCTGAACTCAGCACGGCGTCCGCGGCGCGTGACAATATCGGCCTTGGAAGTGCGGCGGTTGTTTCGACCTCGACGCTG